AAGTCTCGAGGAGAGGTCATCAAAGCAGGTCGCGAGATTGTTGCTTCCAAAGGACTATTCATCACCAAGAAGAGATATGCAGTCCTTTATTACGACAAAGAAGGAAAAAGAACAGACACTGGGGGTACTCCTGGAAAAATCAAAGCAATGGGACTTGATTTAAAAAGATCTGATACTCCTGTAGTAATTCAAGATTTTCTTAGTGAAGTACTTACTAAAGTGCTCAACGGTGCAGGTAAGGAGGAAGTGTTAGAATATATCACTAACTTCCGCACTGAATTTAAAACTAGACCGGGTTGGGAGAAGGGTAGTCCAAAACGTGCCAATAACATTTCTCAATATCGCGACAAAGAAAAGAAAGCAGGTAAGACTAACATGCCCGGACACGTTCGAGCAAGTCTTAACTGGAATACTTTGAAACGTATGATGGATGACAAATACTCTGTAGCCATTACAGACGGTGCTAAAGTCATTGTCTGCAAGGTCAAAGATAATCCAATGGGGTATACATCAGTGGCCTATCCGGTAGATGAACTGAGATTACCTCAATGGTTCAAAGACTTGCCCTTCAACGATGCTGAAATGGAAAACGCAGTCATCGATGAAAAGCTAGAAAACTTGATTGGTGTCTTGGAATGGGATATCAGTTCAACTCGCAGTGATAACACATTTGCAAAATTGTTTGACTTTGAGTAAATTGCGGTTGCTTTTTACTCTAGATCTAAATATAATCTTAATATACAGGAGAACTTTCAATGAAAGACATTTTACAAGATATCGTATCGCACACACAGAACCTAGGCTTTTTAACCACAGTTAAAGTCACCGGCGATCAAAATAAAACCGTGATCAATTCAATGGCTGAGGACCGTTCAGTGATTATGGAAGCTGAAACTAATGCACCGTATCCAGATATGATGGGTGTATTTGGTATGCCGCAACTAAACAAATTAAAATATTTGTTAGACGGTGCTGAGTACAAAGAAAATGCCAAGATTAGTATCACTACCGCAGATCGCAATGGCGAAACAATTCCAACTGGTCTACACTTTGAAAACAAAGATGGCGATTTTAAAAACGATTATCGTTTTATGAATACTGAGATCATTAATGAAAAAATGAAAACAGTTAAGTTTCGAGGTGTTAAGTGGGACGTGGAGGTTGAACCCACAGTTAGTGCTGTGCAACGTTTCAACTTTCAAGCAGGTGCTAACAACGAACATCCAACATTCTTGGCAAAGACTGATGGTGATAAATTGAAATTTATCTTTGGCGATGCTTCAACACACGGCGGAGAGTTTATATTTGCCATGGGCATTACTGGTAAATTAGATCGTGGTTGGACTTGGCCAGTGCTACCAATCTTGAGTATTCTCAAGATTGCAGATGTCAACAACACAAAGATGTCCTTGAGCAATGAAGGTGCTATTCAGATTACTTTGGACAGCGGACTTGCTACTTACAAATATATCATTCCAGCACAGGCGGCCTAAATATGATTAAGAACATTACTTCTTCGAGTCGTTATGTTCAAGTCACTGGCAGTAATACCAGTACCCATGTGAACGGCTATAGCGGAGGCTATAACGGAGCACAAGGTGTTGGCAATATGCGTTATAACACTTCTAATCAAAATATGGAAGTGTTTGACGGATCTAATTGGGTTATACTGAATATGTATTATGCCAGTGTAGGTCTAAATGGTGAAGCAGAATCTTTATTAGATTGGGCCCGTGAGAAACGTAACGAAGAAATGATGTGGAAGAGCTTGGCAAATGAAAACAAGGCTGTTAAAATAGCATTAGAAAACGTAGAACAGGCAAAACGTCAATTAGACATTACAGCAAAATTAGCGAGAGAACATGAAACAACCAGTTGATTTAACACCCCTACAGAAAGACTACGCAGTCTATTTGCCTGCAATCAGTAGTTTCTACAGCACTTACATTGCAAAACAACGTAAGGAAGAGTTCGTACCTAAAGATCGTATTCCTAAAGGATTTGATCGTGGCATTGAAGGTATGAACTTTTTAAACCCGGAGCAAGGATACTTTTATTACAAGTATGGTTTGTATTCAGCAGGTCACGCACAATTAGATCTTACTAAAACAATGGATCATGATTCAATGATTCAACAACGTGATCGTAGCAAGACAATGATCTTGGGTGACTCTGGCGGTTATCAGATTGGTAAAGGTATTCTTAAGTTTGATTGGCTAGACTTTGAAGGTAAAGCAGCTAACAAAACTCGAGATGATATTCTTAACTGGCTTGAATTAACTGCTGACTGGTCAATGATGCTTGACGTTCCGACTTGGGCCTGCGATCATATTCACTCCCCAAAGACTGGATTGAAGTCTTTTGAAGACTGTCTAGAAAAAACTCGTCACAACAACAAGTACTTCTTAGAAAATCGTTTAGGTGCTACTAAGTTCTTAAACGTTCTACAGGGCAGTAACTGGGATACTGCTGAAGCATGGTATGAAGGCGTTAAAGAGTTCAGTGACAAGACTGTCTGGGGCGATAAAGCCGCCGAAGGTTGGGCGATGGGCGGTGCTAACATGTGCAAGATGCATATTACTCTTCGCCGATTGATCACTATGCGCTTCGACGGTATGTTAGAAGGCAAGGATTGGATGCACTTCTTGGGTACTGCACAGTTAGATTGGTCATGCTACTTGACCAGTATTCAACGTCAGATCCGTAAACACGTCAATCCTAACTTTACCATCAGCTTTGACTGTGCATCACCGTTTATTGCAACTGCACACGGACTGGTCTATACTAACAGTCAGCATACAGCCAAGCGTTGGAGTGTTATTATGGACAAGGCCCCAGATAACAAAGCACTTGCATCACGTCCAGACATTCCGTTTCCGTTCGAAAGCGAAATTGGACGTAGACTTAATGTTTCAGATGTGTGTCATTACAAGCCAGGAATGTTAAACAAGATCGGTAAAGAAGGCAAAACATCGTGGGATAGCTTCGGTTATGCACTAATGATGGGACATAATGTCTATCAACACATTGTTGCTGTACAACGTGCTAACAACTTGGCAGATATTGAACAAGCTAAGATTCGACCTGACTGGAGAATGTGGAAGAAAAACAAAGATCGTGATATGAGTGATGAGTACAGTGATTGGGTTCCACGCAACATCTTGTACTTTGATCGCTTTGTTGAAGAACTGTTTAATTGTCCTAACAAAGAATCTGCATTTGAAATGATTGCTGATGCAGAGACCAGAGGCTTTATGCAGAATTTGGAAGGCTCACGCCTACGTGGTGGTGTTACAAATATCTCTAATGACCTGTTCTACGAAGAAGGCAGCGAAGATAAAGACTCATGGAACGACGATCGTGAAGATGGTGAATTGGATAAACTTGTAGCTGAATAAGGAGTAACTATGTACGAAAACAGAATTAAACATTTAGAGGAATCTCATAGAGTGTTGGACCAAAAAATCGATACACTAGAAAAGAATGGACTGTTTGAAGATATGAAAATGCAAGAATTGAAGAAACAGAGGTTGCTTTTAAGAGACGAACTTGCTATACTAAGACGTAAGCAATGGGAACACGATCACGAAACTGTTGACTTTGATGACGAGCGATGAAAAAATATATATTAACACAGACTCAAATTAAAACATTGACAGATATTGCCAATCGTTTTCCGGAGGTTCCTCAATTTGAAATTGTTGAGGAACACTCTAGTGGTATTGGGCCTACCACAACAGTTCATTTTGAATTGCTGGGCAAGGATATTAAAGTTGATAACACTGACGTGAGTACTTGGTAATGAGTGACGAATTTGAAAAATATGACGCTTTTGCCAAACACATGGAAGAACGATTTCCAAAGATGTTTAGTGGTAAGTATGGTGGATTTGCATGTGGTGAAGGTTGGTGGCCAATTCTAGAAAAGTTGTGCAGTAATATTCAGCATCATATTGATTGGAAGAACAAACAGTCTGAAGTAGTGCCGCAGGTAACAGTAGCACAGATTAAAGAGAAGTTTGGCGGACTACGTTTCTACTACGATGGTGGTGACGAAAATATCAATGGAATGGTTCGTATGGCGGAAACGTGGGCCGATGCCAGTTGTGAAGAATGTGGTGCTCCTGGTAAAAGTAGACAAGGTGGGTGGATTAAGACTCTCTGTGATCATCACGAAGCAGAACGTCAACAACGTATGAAAGAAAGGTTTGCAGAATGAAAAGAAATTACGAATCAGGTGTTGCAGACAGCATCACATTCTTTACAGGAATCGAGATCGAAAAGACTCCTGCTTACGGAATGAAAACTTTGTTTGTAACAGGTGTACACGACGAGTATATGATCATGGAACTTGCTCGCAACCATAGATGTACTCACATCTACTTTGGTGCTAATCAAAGTTTTCCTAATCTAAAATTCAACGATGCAGATCAATGGCGTCTTTGGGAAAATATGATCTATGTTTGTCTAGATGCCGATGATGAATTTTGGTGTACACTAGATCTAGATCTAGCACAAGTAGAAGGACTTCTTGAAAGCGGTCTGGTTGAGAAGCGTCAGTTCATTCCACAGATTTCGGTTAAACTGCCCTATTTACAACAGCTGGGATATAATGCTACAATAAAGATAGACGACAAAGATTTTAAAGCAACTAATCCCGGAGTGTGGTGCCATAACCTCCATGACCTACTAGATAGAAATAAGTTTACTAGTTGGGATCAATATGGCAAAGATGAGATTATCAAATAATGGCAACAAACCCGTATGCCTCGACTGCTAAGTCCGTTAATCGATTGCAGAAATCAATGACCAGATCATACATGACAAATAAACCTATGAAACTAACATTTAAACAAAGAATTCGAAACTGGATAATGGATGATAGTGCCGATTACAGTGGAAATGTTATCAGCGTTGACAGTGAAGGGCCAAACATTCAGTCACAAGGGTTTAGATTAAATGTTTACAGTGCTGGTGGTGGAACTATTATTGAAACAACCAAGTATGATCGTCAAAAGGACGATCATAGACACAGTCTGCACGTGGTCACAGACGATAAAGACCTAGGTGAAGAGCTAGCAAAAATTATCACTATGGAGAGTTTGAGATGAAACACGAAAGTTTAAAAGTAAAAAAGTTTACAGTTAAAGAAGATTCTGCATTTAGAGTGCGTGTAGAATCATGGGAAGCAGTAAGTCCTAAAGGTTGCTTATCTCTTGATGTTATTCAAGAATGCCTCAATGACAACGGTCAAGTAGATTTTACCAGCACCTATAACTTCCATATGACTAAAGAAGAAATTCAAACATTTGCCAAAGGATTGTTATCAGTATGATTATTAAACAAGACATTCGACCAAACAAAATGATTTGGGTTACCTTTAACAAAGAAGGTATGCACAAATATCCAGCCGCACTTACAGACGCTAATCTTGCTACAGGTGACGAGTATGATGTAAGTTTTCTAGGCTATCCGCATCGCCATATCTTCCACTTTAAAGTTTGGATAGGTGTAACACACGATGATCGCGATATTGAGTTTATTCAGTTCAAACGATGGTTGCTAAATCTTTATAAAGATAGTATACTAGCGTTAGACTACAAGAGTTGTGAGATGATGTCAGGTGATTTATATGACGCTATCTCCAAAAAGTATCCCAACCGTGAGGTTTGGATTGAGGTCTCCGAAGACGGAGAAAATGGTTCATTTATTAAGTATTAATAGGAAAAGCTAAAATGGCTAAGAATTATAAAAACGTTTCGTATTTCGAAGATCGTCCAGACATTGTTAAAATCTTTGATGATCTGGAAAAGTTTAAAGACTTCTGTCGCTTTGAACTGTGTGATTTTAACGAGGCTAATCTCTACAATAGAGATAGTCAGATTTGGAATAATTATTACTACAGCACACGCCCACGTCGTCCACGTGGTGAGTACACTAACAATCGCGGCGAGTACAATCGTAGCGGAAACAATAACTTCCGTCAGCGCAATGACAGTTTTTCTCGTTGATCTAGAAGCAGTCGAGACAAGGTACACTGGTCAATGGAAGACTCATGTACCTACCCTCCTACGAAAGGCAGGACACAATGTCAACATTATATCAGGTCCTACGGATATTCCTAGTGCTACCACTCCTGGGGCATTTCTCAACTTTGGCGGCACTAATATCTACAAGGCTAGTCAAGTTGAGCAGATGGGTCGGTTATTTTGCGACGGAAGCATTCGCGCCAATGATCACTTCTTATTTACTGATGCTTGGCACCCTGGCATCATCAATCTCAAGTACATGAGTGAACTGCTGGGCATTCCAGTTGTTACACATGGCTTGTGGCATGCTGGCAGTTATGATCCTCAAGACTTTCTAGGCAGACTTGTTGGTAATAAGCCTTGGGTGCGTAATGCAGAGAAATCATTCTTTTCAGCCTTTGATCACAACTACTTTGCCACTGACTTTCATATAGAAATGTTTAATAGAGAACTGTTGAACAATGGGCATTCTGTAGAAAATCCTTGGTACGAAGAAGAACTTAAAGAAATACTTGCAGGCGAGTATCCTAAGTTTGTACGCACAGGTTGGCCCATGGAGTATATGCAGGATACATTAGCAATGTACAAAGGTATGCCCAAGCGTGATCTTATCTTGTTCCCACATCGAATTGCTCCTGAGAAGCAGGTAGAAATTTTCCGTGATCTAAAACATCAGTTGCCGCAATATGAATTTGTTGTTTGTCAAGATCAACAGTTGACCAAAAATGAATATCACAATTTGTTAGGAGAAGCTAAACTGATATTCAGTGCTAACCTACAAGAAACGCTTGGCATCAGTTGGTATGAAGGTGCTATTGTAGATGCGATTCCTATGGTTCCCGATAGACTAAGCTACAGCGAAATGGCATTAGATACATTTAAATATCCTAGCGAATGGACTGAAAGCTATAGTGCATACGAGGCACACAGACCTGATATTTGTAATAAGATTATTCAATACATGAATAATTACGAAAAATTCTTGCCTAGCCTAAATAAACAAGTAGATATACTGAAAGAAAACTTTTTTAGTTGCACTCAACTATTAAAGATGTTAAAATAATAATGTATGTCATCCACGACACTAACTCGGAGAATATAAATTGACAGATAAAACAGAAACAGGCCTAGACGCAATGGCAGGCGATGGCGGATATTCAGAAGCTTACCTAGGCGACCATATTCGCTTTAAAATGAAACGTGATGGTAAAAGATTTTGGGCCGGTGACAATATTAGTGAATACCTTTGGCAAGGTGATCTAGAGAAACTAATTGACGAAGCAACACCTGCATTTGAACAAGTGCTTGATAAATTACTTATTGATCGCGAAACCGATCCCAATAGTAAAGGTACCGCAAGACGTCTTGCTAAAATGTATTTTAACGAAGTAATGGCAGGTAGATATGATCCGGCACCAGATGCAACAGCTTTTCCAAATGACAGCGCCGACCGTTACGAGGGTATGCTTGTGGTACGTAGTGAGCTACGAAGTATGTGTTCTCATCACCACCAGCCTGTTTCTGGGGTTGCCTACATCGGTATCATTGCCGCTAATAAACTTATTGGTCTCTCAAAGTATACCAGAATAGCACAGTGGTGTGCTCGTCGTGGAACATTACAAGAAGAATTGTGCAACGACATCGCCCGCGAAATCAGCAAAGCAACCGAATCAGAAAACGTAGCAGTCTACGTGCAGGCAGTTCATGGCTGTTGTGAGAATCGCGGCATCATGGCACACTCAAGTCTAACACAGACTACTGTATTGAAAGGTTCATTTAAAGATGATCCACATACAAAGAAAGAATTCTTTGACAATATTAAACTACAACAGGAGTTTGCACCGCGATGAGATACATTACTAACAAATTTGACAGCGTTCGTTTGCCAGTTGAAGAAGGCCTGTTAGAATGGTTGCAGACGCAATATCCTGCATCGAAATATTTTATTATGGAACTCTAATATGACTGTATACGTAATCAAACCATTAGAAAAGAAAAGCATTGTCTACCATGTAGAAATGTATCGTAGGAACCCCGATGATAGCGTCAGTTGGTTTAACATTGACGAAACATATCGTTGGGGTCAAGGTTTTGTCGAAGGTGATTTAGATTGCAATCTTCCCTGGGAAGGTGATACAGTTGCCTATGCTCGAACCGATTGTGGTTGGGGCTGTGAGTTTGATGACAGTGTTAGCGTTGAGTGGGAATTCAGTGATGACATTGGTGAACTAGAACAGCAAGAACTAAAAGAACTCTACTACGAAGGTGGAGCAGGTTGGTTATTTGACGGCGAGCATGATTGGGCAGAAGAAGACACTGCCGTACATATTATTGCACCGTATCAAATTGACCTGTGCGAAGATGATGGTACAGTTATTGAAGAAAATGTAAAACTTAAATCTCGCCCAGATCCAAATACATCGTGGCCGTTCAGCGAAGTATTTCCAAAAGACTCAACACAAGGTGGATAATATGAATTCAGTAGACATGGCAACTAATCTTATTTTTAGAGCGAAGAACTTGCACGAGTTTACTGTCACTACCGAAGTCCCAGATAACTTCAGATTTAATGGCGTTGTTCCGTTTGATATGAGTATTGTTGATAATCAAATTAAAGCAAAGGTTTGGGCTGTAGATTTTAACGAGGCTGCCCATAGGTTAAATGAATTTCTGGAGACTTGTAAATGAAATGGTTTCTCGATTTTTTAGAACGATTAGAACGTAAAAGAATCATAATGGATCGTGTGAACGATCAGCCATATCTTGAAAGATATTACGTTTTTCTAAAAGATAGAGATTGGTTTCCGTTTAATGTTTTTATTCATAAATTTCTTAAATCAGATCCAGATGATGTTCATGATCATCCTTGGCCATACGCAACACTAATACTTAAAGGTGGATATTATGAATGGATTCCTCAATTTGACGAACAGGGTCGTAAATTTAATGAGATATGTAAATGGCGAGGACCCGGCCATTTTCGTGTATGTAGGGCTAACAGCTATCATCGTATTGAGCTTGATCCTAGTGTGACTGCCTGGACTATGTTTATGCCAGGGCCGCAAAAGCGTGAATGGGGATTTTTAGTAAATAACAGGTGGATTCATAATGAAACATATCTATCTGAAAGGGCTAAAAATGCAAGAAGTTAGTAATGGCGAAGTGTGGGAAGCAGGGGCTCGAGAATATTTTCGAGTAATTTATGTAGTTGATATAGGAAATCAAACTTGGGTACACTATATGCGTCTCCGAGACAATCTCGAATATTCGTGCCTAAAAGAAAGTTTTACACATAGGTTTAGAAAAGTATTAGTTGATGAACGTCGTTAATCTAACTTGGAACTCGCAGGAAAATAAATGGTGGAACGAAAGTTGCGCTATGGTAATTGAACATTTCGGATTGCCGGGACATAGATATACCACAGAAGTTTCTGCAGACTATATGAAATTTTTCTTTAAAACAGAACAAGATGTATTAATGTGTAATCTATTACTAAGTGATAGACTATGACAAAATATCTAGTGGGATTTGCAATAGGATTTTTAATGTGGGTAGTAGTACTCAGTCTGACACCAATGCCTGAATATAGAGTATACGATTGTGGTATGGCTGAATGGCATCCTGATATTCCCGTAGAAGTAAAAAAGCAATGTCGAGAACTTAAACAACAAGAATGGAAGAAACAAAATGAAGGAAAAGTTCAAACAAACTTATATGAAGACCGCAAAGGTATTCGCAGAACTTAGTCACGCACGTAGATTGCACGTTGGTGCTATTGTTGTTAAAGATGATCGTATTATTAGTATTGGCTACAATGGTATGCCGGCAGGTTGGAATAATGATTGTGAGCACAAAGAGTACATGGGCGGTGATGCTGGGGGTTGGCTAAGCCCCGAAGAGATTTATGATCGATGGCCATTTGAAGAAGAGGATATCGATCCCGATCTAGGATATGCTAGAAGATATGCCTTAAAAACTAAACCAGAAGTACTTCATGCTGAATCAAATGCTATTGCAAAATTGGCAAAGTCCAATGAAAGTGGGCTTGGTGCTGATATTTTTATTACTCATGCCCCTTGTATTGAATGCGCCAAACTTATATACCAGTCTGGCATAAATGGTGTCTACTACGGTGAAAACTATAGAGACGATGCAGGAATCGAGTTCCTTAAAAAATCAGGAGTTAGCATTGAAAAATTGGACAATTGAACTACAAGACGATCCCGAAACCGGTGACTTGATACTACCATTCCCTGAAGATATGATCGAAGAAACAGGTTGGAAAGAAGGTGATGTATTAGACTGGAAAGATAATCAAAATGGCTCTTGGTCTTTGACAAAAAGAGTGTATACTAGTAATATGAATAATAAAGAAAAAGAAATCCTAGACATTACTCAAGAGGAATGTGCAGAAGTAATTGTTGCTATCAGCAAGATAAGTCGATTCGGTTTAGATAATGTCAAACCCGGTAAGCCACTTACTAACAGACAACATCTAGCAGAAGAACTAGGAGATTTACAGGCCATGATCGATCTTTGTATTGATCATAATATAGTAGATAAAGAGGAAGTGCTTGCGGCAGCAGGTAACAAAATTGCCAAATTAAAAAAATGGTCAAATATATTTAAAAGTGGGGTTGAGCATGAGCAAGATTAAAATAGCGGAACTTTTCTACTCTATACAGGGCGAGGGTAGATATATGGGGGTGCCCAGTGTGTTCCTTAGAACCTTCGGCTGTAACTTTAAATGTGCAGGCTTCGGTATGCCGCGGGGTGAAATAAGTACAGAAGTTGAAACTATTGCTTTTGCTCACGACAATATTCCTTACAAGGATTATAAAGATTTGCCACTTGTTAGCACAGGCTGTGACAGCTATGCTAGTTGGGATCCACGCTTTAAAGATTTGTCGCCTATGCTTACTAGCGAAGCTATTGTAGATCGAATTATGGAAATGCTTCCGCAGGATCATTGGATTGACGAACACTTAGTTATTACAGGCGGCGAACCATTGTTAGGGTGGCAACGTGCTTATCCAGATCTACTAGATCATCCTAAGATGCGTGACTTGCAAGAGATTACTTTTGAAACAAATGGTACTCAAAAACTTGATCCTAAATTTAAAGAATATCTAATTGAATGGACAGATAATAAAGAACTTACATTCAGTGTAAGTGCTAAACTTCCAGCAAGTGGAGAGAAGTGGGAGGAAGCTATCTGTCCAGAAATTGTGTGTGAGTATGAACAAGTAGGAACAGTTTATCTTAAATTTGTTGTTGCAACAGAGCAGGATATTTCAGATGCTGAATGTGCTGTGGGTGCATTCCGTAATGCTGGATTTAACGGGCATGTTTATCTAATGCCAGTTGGTGGTGTGGAAAGTGTTTATACACTCAACGCAAAGAATGTGGCACTGGCAGCTATGAAACGTGGATGGCGTTATAGTGATAGATTACAAGTGCCGTTATTTAAAAATGAGTGGGGTACTTGATGAGACGATTTGTAGAAAAATTATTTGGCATTGATAAACTCAAGGCCGAAACAGCAGCAGCAGTACAGTTGGCTGAAGAATCCACAAAGATTGCTAAAGACGCAGTTGCATCTGCAGAACGTGCTGTAGAAGCAGAAGAAACTGCCAAACTAAGTCCAAAAGATCGAGCAACCAAATTGAAAGAACCGTGGGTAGGGGTGCTTAATACACACATCAACAAAGATAACATACGTAATGGCTTTTTTGAGCTTGACTGGAACGAGCTTTTTGTGTTAAAATTAAAGCAAGAGGGATATGGTTTTGACGGTGACAAAGACGAAGAAATTGTGGATCGTTGGTTCCGTGAACTGTGTGCTAATGTAGTAGTTGATGGTGATTTTGGTGGCGCTGTAAATACTGGCGTTATTGATATCAACTCTGTTAGAAAAAAGAATCTATGACATATATTTTAGTTGATACTGCTAATACTTTTTTTCGTGCTAGACACGTTATCAACGGTGATGCTGACATTAAGTTAGGCATGGCTTTTCACATTACACTAAACAGCATTAAAAAGGCCTGGCAAGACTTTAGTGGAAGTCATGTAGTATTCTGTTTAGAGGGACGCAGTTGGCGTAAAGATCATTACAAGCCTTACAAAGCACAACGAGCTGCTAGTCGTGCAGCACATACAGAACGAGAAGCAGAAGAAGAGAAAGTGTTTTGGGAAGCCTTTGATACTTTTAAAGAATTTGTGACAGAAAAGACAAATTGCACAGTCTTACAACATTCACGCCTAGAAGCAGATGATCTTATTGCTGGCTGGATACAGAGTCATCCAAACGACAATCACGTGATCATTTCGACAGACACAGATTTTGTACAACTAATTGCACCCAATGTTAAACAATTTAACGGTGTTATGGAAACTACTATCACACATGAAGGTATATTTGATGCAAAAGGTAAGAGAGTTATTGATAAAAAGACTCAAGAGCCAAAAGCCATTCCGGACCCTCAGTGGTTACTCTTTGAGAAGTGTATGCGAGGCGATACCTCAGACAATGTATTCTCTGCATATCCGGGAGTACGGGAAAAAGGCACAAAGAATAAGGTTGGTCTCCGTGAAGCCTACGGTGACCGAGACTCAAAAGGCTACTCGTGGAACAATCTCATGCTTCAGCGTTGGTCCGACCACGAAGGTAAAGAACATCGTGTGTTAGATGATTACGAACGTAATCGTATTTTAATTGATCTCTCTGCACAGCCCGAAGAAATTAAAAACATCATTACAGAAACAATTGCTACAGCAACAGGTGCAAATAAAAATATCAGTCAAGTTGGAATTAGATTAATGAAATTTTGTAATCTTTATGATCTTAAAAAGATTGCTGATCAGGCACAGGCATATGCTGAGCCACTGAATGCGAGGTATTCAAATGAAATTAAAACTTTGTCCGTATGAAGATACGTGTCAATCAAAAACTGTTGACTGCTGGGAGAATAACATGTCCGATATACAAGCAAAGCCAATTATTAAAGATAAATTTTGGATTGTTGAACGAGATGGTGAAAAGTTCGCCACTCTAAGAAAAAATGAAGATAATAGATTTGTTATGAGCAATGAATTAGGTGTAAAAATCTACGACACAAAAGAAAGCCTTACTAGACAATTTGGTAAAAATTTCTTTGTAGCTAAAATTATTAAAGAAGCCAACGATGCATTACCCAACGAAGTTCACGGTTATGCCACAAGTGCCGAGCCGCACAATGCAATGTATGATATAAAAAGAAAGTTACCGTTGTTTACAAAAAGCGGCGATAGCAAGAGTTTATACTGTGCAGGCTTTTATGTGATACGGTTTGATAAAGGATGGGTAAAAAGTTTTTGCCCTAAATTGATAACATTACAAAGGTATGAGTATCAAGGTCCGTTTCAATCCGAAATTGAAATGAAACAGGTATTAGCTAATGTCTCAAAATAACATTCCAAATACGTTACCAGGCGTTGAAAAACTTATTCAACGCATAGCAGTTGCAGAGCGTGGTCAGCAAAAAGATATAAGATTAACAATTCAAGAAGCAAGAGAGCTTACCCAAGAATTAGCAGTAATGACTAGTAAATTAGGAAAAACCGTTCAGGAAATACACGCAATGCTGGCGGAAATACGTGAATCTACTACCAATATCAATGTTAAATTTGATGGGGGCAACTTCAGTTAGGTATAAATATATACGTGCTTTATTATTACACGTATAGATATGAGTAGACCAAAACCCAAAGTTATTCTTGAATACACCAACAAGGAAACATACAAAGTTGAGCAAATTCTCGATAGCGATGCCATTTGGGCTGTGTTTTACAAAGAACAACCTTTCAACTTAAAAAGTGGTAGTATGGTATCCAGTTATCCTGGCCCGAAATACAAAAAGGTCAGTTTTAGTAATCCAGGACACGCAAGAAACTTGGCCAAAAAGTTAAACAAGTTGTTTAAGACCACAGACTTTGCAGTGTTTAAGTTAAATGCTGGAGAGCGAGTAGACTAAATGGATTTAAAGGATACCTATACTTCGGTATTCCTCAAAGCTGCTGGTCAATCTTTTGACGAGAATATCATAAAAAAATTCCGCAGTGCCTGGTGGCAAAATGTCAGAGGTAAAGACTGTGGCGGTCTAAGACTCACTGATCAAGGACTAGAATTTGTAGAAACTTATTCTCAAATCAAAACATATAAAGTTGAAATATTAAAAGAAATTAGTATAACTCCACAAATACTAGTTTGGTTAGATCAATTTATCGAATCTCCCTATCACTTAACCAAAAAACACATTGTTGTTCTAAAAGAAAAATCTGCATTTGAATTATATCTGTTTCACGGAGATGTAAGAAAAATGGGTTATGCCAAAGCAATGCATCAAAGACTTAGCCAAGAATCCTGAACAATTTATTTGTTATCTATAAATATTTTCACAATGATCGAATATAATCCTTTAGAAATTTTAAACAAAAGATCACTTCAAGTGATGCCTCCACATTTTGGAAAAATTAAACTTGAAGAGATAAATTTTTTTACAAACGAAGTTGAAAACTGGATTCGAATCAAATTAAAAGGTAGATATGCTGTCGTGAAACTTTCAAGTATAGAAAACGACAGCAGATTGAAATCCGCAATGTTTGCGGGATTTGAAGATCATAAAGAACTAACATATTTTATGTTAGCTTGCCCATATCTAAGGAGAAACTAATGGACCAAGAAGTAACAACAACCCCAGAACAAGAGCAACCTCAACAACCACCAAGTGCTGCAAGTGCTGATCTTAATCTCAGCGACCTAGCTTCCTTGCGTAGTATTCTAGAAGTTGCCAGTAGTCGAGGGGCGTTCAAAGCTGCAGAATTAGAAGCAGTAGGTAAGGCTTACAATAAGTTAAATACCTTTCTAGAATCTGTTGCAGCCAAAAAGGAATAATATGAAAAATCTCAAACACGTAGGTAAGATAAAAAACACAGGATCAAAAGTTCTTGTAGTTTTTAGAACCTTACCCGGTGAGTCAAATATGGCATTGGTTGTGCAAACATCTCCGTTGCCAGATCAATATCACAATGCAATCATTGATCTTGTAGATCAAGATGTTGCACAAGATGCATGGGAATTCGGAGAAATTCTTTTTACTCGACCATTCCCCGACGGCCGCCCTATGCTACAGGCCCTGCAGGCAGATAATCGTTTGATAAAAGTGGCCACTGATACTGTTATCATGACGCCCACTCCGAATTCAGAAATTTCGTTGCATGAACTAAATTCATTTATTGCAGAACAAAAAAATTGTGCAATAGATGATTTGTATACGTTTACCAAAGGTGCTCCTACTAAGAAAGAACCTGCAAAAACAGTTCAAGAATCTACTAGTGTACCTGCCTCAGCTAATGAAGTACTTACTGATCGTGACATAGCTCGCAATTTTAGAAGTCAAGCAGATGCCATGTACAAAGAAGCAGCTAGGCTGAGAAAACAAGCAGACGATTTAGATCCTCCAGCAAAGAAAGCTACCAAATCTAAAGAAACCGAAGGTGCCTAAACATTTATTTAGGCCACCTAGTCATTTGGTTAAGGAGTGGCCGGAAGTTTTTGAAGATATGTATATGAACACCATGCCGGTGGCATATTTAAAAAGTGTTCGATTAGAATTTAACAATGGTAGAATATGGGAAATAGATATTCAAGAGCAGCTTGGCAATGCAACCAATGACATCGTTGCTGAAAAACTCTTGGATACATTTCAAGAATATAAAGAAGAAATTACTAAAGTAGATTTTACTATAGATATTCAACGGCTGAAGCAAGACATAACTGACAAAACTAAAAAATTGTTTTAAACAATTTGTTTAAAAACTGGATCTCTGCAAAGTTTAATACATTTTGTTATCTTAAACATCAAACGTCTTTAAAACACTACGTCTAACATCTTCCATTTCTGGCAATATCTTAAATGTATCTTCGTTCCGCAGTATATCCAATTGACTAGTTATCTTTAAGAATTCCTTTGCGGCTTCTAAGTTAAACGGCTTTTCTAATTCGTGCAAGATGTGTTTAAATGTTGCTGTAATATCTGTATTATACTTTTTGTTATGTTCGATAACAAACGCTTTTAGTTTAGCAGATATCTGTTCTTTATATTCGTCGGAGAGGATGTTTACATGATAGTGGACAGGATGTTCTAGCAAGTTGATAAAGAAATTATTGTAATTGCTATTCTTAGACGTTGGGTGAGATCTAATTACCCCGATGCTAATCAAATGATTAATAATTTCAGGTAAGCGATGTACATTCCACGCACCAATAGTAAGCCCTGGGCGAAGCATAATGTTAGCGTGTTTAGCAAGTTCTTTTAAGTTTTCTTCTACCTTGGACCATACTGTACCTGAGCGAATTAGTTCAGCACGTTCACCTATTTCATCAATACTTGGCCATACTTCCAGTTTACCGAACTGCCATTGACTCCAATAATCGATGATATTCTTTTTGCCATAGGATAATACGGACGCATTGGTATTATAACTTAGCTTGACATCAAAACGTTTCTTCTCTACCAGCATGTCTAAAATTTGCCAATGTTCAGGCATTAACAACGGCTCACCACCCGCAAAATAAATGCGTTTAACAACATCAATTTGATCTTTAAGAAAATCAAAATTGGTTTGGTTATCTATCGAATCGATGTTCCATACTTTTTCTTGATCAGTGTGTCCTAGTTTTTTAGCATCTGGGACCCAGGCTGAACTATAACGTGGGCCACAACTTCGACATTTGAAATTGCAAAGATTACTAAAACGGAAGTCCCAGTACTTTAACTCCATAGTAGTACACGTTCCATCTGCTAACGTAATGTTTGGAATTTTTGCCACTACCTCTGGAAAGTCGTGGTTGTGATAAAATCTGCCACTTTCACCAGTTACCTTTTCTCTGTTGAAACACTTATCGCACACTTTAGGCTCAACACCATTTATCATATCTTTACGGAGATTTTTCATATTATTGCTATTCCAAATCTCCTCAATAGATTGAGTATTGAGGTCACCTGCAAAGTAGTTGTGTGCCGAAGTTAAACAACATGGTACAACTTTTCCGTTAGGTTCAAAATTTAAATGCATCCATGGCACGGCGCATAGGGTAGATGATGTCATTATAGTTTTTTCTTATTTAGGCCTAACGACTGTCTTGTGATTTGATTAGTCAAGACGATTGATGCCTGCTTGAGGTTTATTTTTTGTTTGTTGTTCATAATATTCTTTTAACCAATCAAAATCATTAATCTTTTTTAGTGCTTCTAAATTATCTATATTTGCACTACCATATTCCTTACCTGCTATTGCTCCGGCAATCGCATCTTGTCCAAACGGTCGATCAATACCTAGCGTACACCATACGTCAAGTCTATACAATGTTTCTTCGCTTTTTTGTCTATCAATAATTTTACTAGATAATTTACAACATTCTCTAAACGCTGATTTCCAAGTGTTAAACGGATCAGTATTAAATGCCGTGATGTTTGATATAGCTTTAACTGCTTTAAATTTATTAGATATACTAGTTGTCATATCTGGCTTAGATACATCCATACCCATAGTCAACAAAGTTGGCAATAGTTTCACACCACCATATCCGTATACTAAATCATTAATAGGATTTTTACTACGCCAAACGTGTACGATATCTTTTTCATGAGTAGATACTTCATGATCAAAATTAAAATCTTCTAAAATTTCAGCATCACCATCTACTACCCAAAACATACAGGTATCTGCTAGTTTGGCAGCTGTAATATGTGCTTGGTGTATTCCTTTTATTCCGTGAACTCTTTTAGCTCTTGGAAATTTTGATTTTAAATTTATAAAATTAATATCAGCGGTCGGCTCATTATAACTGATAAACACTATATCATAAAGTTCAGTGTCTGTTGGGTTGCTGGCAATTATATCTATTTTTTTGTGATTTCTGTAAAATCTTTTTTCAAATTCTTTGTCACTTACATCTGAATATTTTGAGAATAATGCTACGCCATCAAAGTGCTCTGCATTTTTAAAAACATGAATATATTTTTCATCCCATTTTGGAACAATATAATTAAAATTAAAATCATTCGAAATAATTAAATCATCCCAAACTACCCAAAATAATTTAGTAAATGTTTTGTTAGAAATATCTGAGAAACATTTTATATTTTCAATTTTTTGAGATAATGGAAATCTTTTATTAAAAGATAGCCACTTGGTGTCATTAACGGTGTTTTTGCTTACATAAAAAATATCGTAGATCATTTTAAATAGGTATTTGTTAAATTTATTGTTTCGTTATACAAGTCCAAGGTATACTTACTTTGTTTGGGATCTAAATAAGGATAATCAAATCCCAATCCTAATTTAATTTTTTCACCAAGTAATTTTATTTCTTCAACCAGTCCTTCTTGATTAACCTTTTCGTACGGACGTCCATATTGATTCCAAATATCTTTAAGGATTTCAAAATCTCTAACTTCCACATAATTCCACTTAGTGCAATTTGCTAACCAAGTACCCAGTCTAGCTCCGTAGACAGCATATATACCATTTTCTTCATGTGAGCCCACAGTTGACCACATACGCAGTCTATGTAAGTTATGCCACCACACTCGTTCACGAATTTCATCCGGCGGGACTCGAACTCCGTCAAGCAATGTCATTTTTACTCCTTCACGAAATCCTGCTCTCCAGGCCTGAAAAGGCGATCCTGTGATAACTGTTTCGCTATAGCACTCTTTAAATTGTTGATAACCTTGTTCCCAACAAAAGTCTACCTGTGCTCTTTCATTGTTACTAGCTTCGTGCGTTTTCATATTTAGAATAAAATCTTTACGCCAAATTTTAAGGCCGCCATTGCCATATCTTAATCCATTAATTCTATTACGTGCTAACCAGCTAACTACTTGTAAATTTTTTTGATCGGAATCAAACTCTGTGTTAAAAAATTTTGTGTCAACAATATTGTCTGCATCTATAGTAACAACCCAATCTGTTTCTGATTGTCTTGCAGCTTCTTTGTGTGCTTCATCACTGCCTTTTATTCCGTGTACTCGTTTAGCCCAAGGAACTTTATTGCATAGATCTGCATAATGTAAATCTGCATTAGGCTCGTCATAGCTTAAAAATACAATATCTAGTTCTATGGTTTTCATATTTTTTCAAAAACATAATTTTTTAATATTCTTCTTGTAAAAATACTAAATCGTTTGTGGGGGCCAGTGTATATAAATTCTTTAGAACCTTGTTCTAAATCTTTTAGTTGAAAAGTTATTGTTTGGTAAAGATTATGTGGATCATTATAGGAGGTGATAAAAAACTGCATTTCAGTACTGCCGTCCCGATGTATTTTTCTAGTGTTAGTTGAACTGTATAAAACAAAAATTATTTTATTTTCTAATTCGTTAAATTGAATAATAATATCATTTTTTTGAGTTGCCCTATATTTTTTATCAATTACTCTATGCAAAACATCGTCAATTTTAATAAGACTGTGCTTAGTAACAATTTCAATTGTTTCGGAATCTATATCTACAAAACAAGAACTCATTTGAATTATTCCGTTATGTATATCTTCTGCCAGATCGCTATCAATTTTTATTTTATATTGTTTATCATCAGCAGCAGAATCGGGATAAATTCCAGTGACTTCACCAGTAGTAGGTTCAAAAATTGCCCAGTATTCTACTTGTGGTGCAGTATATTGTTGTAACCAACTGTCAAAATCAATTATTTCTTCCATAATATTTCCTCTAAAATGTTAGTGATTTCGTCGGTTATGTAATTTTTTTCGTTGTAATGAACAATATCCTGTTGCTGATAATTTCCAATTTTTAATTTACCTTGCAGATCAAAATAAAATCCAACATGATCAGAAACTTTATCAGCAGGCCACGGCCAATTTTGTATCATTGGTTTTAAATGTACTACCTTGGGAAATTCTAAATCATAGCTTATATCATCTTGAATGTCTAAAATTTTTGCAGCTAGAGAAAATGCTTCGTCTGTGCCTACAACTTTTGGAAGATAATTTTCTAGAAATAGATTTTTAAATTCATTAGGATTTTTTAAAATATACCTACCTAGTAAAAAGAATTCTTCAGCTAGTTTAGAATCTTTTTTAAAGAATGTATAAAAAGAATATAAATTAGGTAGATCGTTACGTTCAAATGTTTTTCTATAATATGAATCTTTTACAAGTTCTCCGCGATAGGTATACGCCTTGTTGGGAATATATAATTCAGTGTTCTCAATAAAGTATTCAACCCAATGTCTGCAGTCTCTAAAAAACAACATGTCTGCATCTAGACATATAGTGTGATCCCAAGGACTTAATTTATCCATCCAACTTCGACCATCCCAAAAAGTTTCTTGATTCCATTCAATAATTTTATCAAACACCCAGGAACTTTTTAGTTTTTTAACATCTTCAATATTATCGGTTACTAATGCTACTTTGTCAAATCCTTTTTGTTGAGTATTTTTAATGCTTAATGCTAGAGCATAGGCCAATTTTAAATAATCAACCGAATCGTTTTTAGAAACTACAATAAGATATCCAAAAGTCATAGTATTTCCAAAAATTCTTTTGCATTCCTAATTATGCTTTGTTTATTCATTACGTGAACATCTAAATCTTTGATTGATGCAATAACCACATGATCCTCAGACATATTGTCATTTAGATAAACACGCAGTTGATTTTTGTCAATAGAATGAATTAGGTCTTTATCTAATAATGTTAGTATCGGAGGAAGATTTTCTCCTCTAGTTTCAAAGCCATTTAGCATATGCTTTGCTATACTAAAAGCAATGTCATTTCTGTATTGTTTAGGATTAAATCTAAATAAGTCTGCAAAATAATTGTAGTTTGTTCTAATAACATCTACTAGATCAAAAAATATTTTAGATTCATTATTCTTAGTAAACATCACTGTGGTAGCCCAATATAAGGCAATTCCAGTTTCAGACACCCAAGAATCTAAAATACCTTTCCTATCTCCCCTAACATCTTGCATAGATGAAGATAACATTACACTCGAATCAACTTCCCAATACTCTTCGAGTCTGTCAGACATTATCAAAAAATCACTGTCTATTAATAATGTTCTGTCATATGGAGTAAGATCCCAAACTGAAGCCCTATTTGAATTTACAAAAGGAACTGTTTTAGAAGTATATCCATCGTGTAACACACGAGTATTTTGAGTTACTGGTTTTTCAATTTCTATAATTTTATCAAAAATTTCCTGAGAAAGATTATAGATATTAGATGTCTGCATCCATTCCACAGTAAATTTATCAACTACTAAAGATACAGGAACTTGTAAATTTGCTTTTGCAAACTTTGCAGATACCAAAGACATTAAAGCATAATCGACGTCTCTGCTGTTGTGAGCAAATATTAATATTCCTCTTTTCATAAATCTACTAATTTTTCAACTGTTCTACTTTTTTTAATAGCGTCATATTCGCTCATATATTGGAAACTAGCTGAGAAATATCTATCAAAAATTTCATCTCGAAATTTAATTAAGTCATCGATTAGGACAGGATTTTCATTGCTATCAATTAACGGTATACCAGATACTCTCCCTTGATCAATACATAATTGTACAAAAGAAATTAAAGAATGATCAATGTAAAAAATGCCACCGGCAGTGCCATAGGTTAATTTAGCTTGTAGTTTTTCTTTTAGAAGCCTTCGTTGTATTGAAAGTGTTTGGCGATACTTAGAAAAATCCAATGCAGTTTGTAAACGGTCGTCCATAATCATCCTCAGTTATAGTAGCATATTATTTATATGCTGCTGTCATCGATGAAAAATTATGTTCCGCCGATTGCGGTGATTGAATATGTGGGTCTAGTGATAGTGAAGGTTCCAGATGGAACTAAAGATCCTGTGGCTCTTTTTTCAGTAACTGTAACTGTTAGTGTTCCGTCGATAATGTCGTCGGGGCCTGGTGCTCCTGGATCAGTGTAATTGTCAACAAATCTAACTCGGATAAACACCGTGGTAGCTGTACCAGCAGAATTATCTGCAACATCACACTTGGCATCTAAATTATAACTATTTGACGAATATGGGGCGGATGAAGATAAAGTATAGAAATTTTGATAAGAGTTAGTTAATCTATAAAAATTTTGACCGTTCATTGGACTAAATCCAGCAGACGGTGTTTGACTTCCAAATGCTTGCATTCCGGCGGTGGTGGTTAAATTAGACCAATCATTGTTTTGAGCAGTGCCGGCTCCGTCGATTCTAGAAGATTGAATTCTAATCTGTCCTCCGCTGTTAAAAAACCAACGACATAGATTGGCATTGGCGAAAGTTGCTGTGACTTCACACACAACTAAACTATTCCATTGTGTGGACCTGGTAGAACTCACTGCACTTTCAGTCAAAAATCTACCTGAACCTATATTGAATCTATTTGTTACGGCAGGCGTAATTACTCCGCTATACTGAGTGTTATTACTAAAAGATAAAAGTTGACCTTCATCGATATCTGTGATTGTTGGTGCTACTCCATCTTGATGTGTTCTTGCATTTACAATATCAAATCGAAGTAAATCCCAATCAGTTTGACTAATCTTTTCGTGGGTAGATTTGTCTGAACTCTGCAAAGTTTGACCGTATCCATAGGTAGCTGAACCGTTGCCAATGATATCAATTATGTTGGCACGTAGATTATTGTAGTCTGTGGTCTTTATAAGATCATTAACAGCCATTGTAGTCCTTAATCCTTTTCATAAGACTATTTATACGGGTGTTAAGAGCCAGATATACCAGAGATGGAGTAACC